GGTTCTACCGGGTGCGGCCGGCCGCGAAAGTCGTCAAGGCCCGGTGGAAGACGCCGTTCGTGTTCTCGCGCGGAGGGCAGCTGGTGCGGCCGCAGAAGTGGGGGAAGGGGCCGTTCGCGGGGGCGATCGTGGGCGCGGAGGCCGCGGGCCCGGTCGTGTTCGACGGCTGGGACGCCGGCGGCCAGCCGGTCGGGCGTCCCTGGGCGACGCCGCTGATCCAGGTGACCGCGTTGTCGGAGGATCAGGCCGGGAACGTGTGGTCGGCGCTGCTGCCGATGATCGAGCTCGGCGACTTCGCGGCCGACATCCCGGACACGGGGCTCACTCGGATCAACCTTCCCGGCGGCGGCCGGATCGAGCCGGTGACGTCGAGCGCGAAGTCGCGCCTCGGTCAGCGTCTAACGTTCCTGCTCCAGGATCAGACGGAGTCGTGGACGCAGTCGAACGGCGGCCGCGCCCTGGCCGACAACCAGCGCCGCAACATCGCCGGCATGGGCGGCCGGTGGCTGTCGACGCCCAACGCGTGGGATCCCGCCGAGGAGTCGGTGGCGCAATGGACGTCCGAGCACGAGCTCGCGGGCGTCTTCCACGACGACGTGACGCCCCCGGACTCGCTGTCGGTGCGGAACAAGGCCGACCGGCGTAAGGCGCTGAAGCTGGTGTACGGCGACTCGCACTGGGTCGACCTCGACAGGGTCGAGTCCGAGATCGAGGCGCTTTTGCCGCGGGATCCGGCGCAGGCGGAGCGGTGGTTCCTGAACCGCAAGAACGCTTCCGAGGGCCGCGCCTTCGAGACAGACCGGTGGGACTCGCTGCGCTCCGGCTTCGTCGTCGAGGACGGCCGCCTGGTCGTGGTCGGTGTCGACGGCGCCCGCTTCCGGGACGCGTTGGCGGTCGTCGCGACCGACGTCGAGGCGGGCCATCAGTGGCCTCTGGGGATCTGGGAGCGACCCGAATACGCCGGCGACGACTACGAGCACCCGTTCGACCAGGTCGACGGCGTGATCACGGACGCGTTCGAACGGTTCGACGTCTGGCGCGTCTACGTCGACCCGCAACACATCGATTCGCTGCTCGCGAAGTGGCAGGGCCGCTGGAGCGACAAACGCGTGATGCCGTGGTACACGAACCGGCCGAAACAGGTGGCGTTCGCGGTACGCGGCTACATGGACGCGATCGGCGCCGGCGACCTCTCCCATGACGGCGACATCGATTTCCGCCGGCACATGCGGAACGCCGTCCGGATGAAACTGAACGTGTACGACGACGAGCACCGGCCGATGTTCTCGTTGCAGAAGGATCGGCCGAACTCGCCGCGGAAGATGGACGCCGCGATGGCAGCGGTGCTGTCATGGGAAGCACGGTCGGACGCGATCGCGGCCGGCGCGACGAAGAGGCGTTCCTATCGGTCGAGGTCGTTCAGCTGATGGCGATGGCGCCGGAGGCGTGGCTCGCCGTTCTCGAGATCCAACTGATGGAACGTCAGGCCCACCTCGAGCTGATGAACTCGTACTACATCGGCGACCATCCTCTCCCGTGGGTGAACAAGGCTCACGCGGAGAAGATCCGGAACGAGTTCCGGCAGCTCCTCGACGACAACCGATCGAACTTCATGGAGCTCGTCGTCGACTCGATGGCGGAGCGCCTCAGCGTCGAGGGGTTTCGTCTCTCGGCCGCTGACGACCAGGCGGCCGATCGTGCGTCGTGGGACATTTGGCAGGCGAACGAGATGGACTCGGAGTCGCAGGTCGCGTTCGTGGAGGCGCTCGTCAAGGGCCGCTCCTACGTGTCGGTGTGGGAGCCCGACGGCAGCCGTTTCGCGCAGATGGCCGTCGAGGATCCGTTGCAGACGATCGTCGGCTACGAGCCCGGGTCGGGGATGCGGAAGCGTGCGGCCGCCTTGAAGGTGTTCAAGGACAGCGACGGCCAGGACCGCGCGAACGTGTACATGCCGAACGGGATCTACAAGTTCGAGGCGGCCGGAGCCGAGATCGGCGGCGCGACGATGTCGGCGAAGGGCGCCACTTTCGAGGAGGAGCGCTCCCCCGTAAGGTCAGCCGGCGCCGGGACAAGCGCGTCGCGGTGGAAGCTGCTGGACACCGGGTCGTTCGTCAGGAACCGTCTGGGTGACGTCGTTCCGATCGTGCCTTTGCGGAACCGGCCGCGCCTCCTCGTCGAGGGCCGGTCGGAGCTCGCGAGCGTCTTCCGGATCCAGAACCAGGCGAACGGCTTCCTGTTCCTGCTGGCGTTGGCGGGCTTCTTCGGAGCCCACCGGCAACGCTGGGTTTCCGGCGTCGCGCTGTACGACGAGGAGAACAAGCCGATCGACATGTTCGCTGCCGTCGACCGCGTCTGGGCCGACGAGAACCCGGAAGCGAAGTTCGGCGACTTCGAGCAGACGTCGCTCGACGGGTACATCAAAGCGATCGAGCAGAAGGTCGCGCACATCGCGATCACGACGCGCACGCCGAAGCACTACCTGCTGCCCGAGGGGCAGGAGCCGTCCGGGGACGCGATCAAGTCGGCCGAGGCAGGATTGGTGAAGAAGGTCGGGAGCCGGCAGCGCACGTTCGGCGAAGGCCTTGAGGAAGCGATCAGGCTGGCCCGCCGCTTCCAGGGTGAGGCGGACGCCCCGGTCGATTCGGAGATCGTGTGGGCTGATCCGCAGATCCGCACGGAAGCCGAGATCACGGACGCGACGATCAAGAAGTACCAGGCTCGGCTGATCACGTGGGAGCAGGCGTGCAGCGACATGGGCTACTCGCCGCAGACGGTCTCGCGGATGCTGGAAGCGTTCGGGGGAACCGCGCCGACGCCGAACGACGTGACACCGAACGATGCTGTGCCGGCGGATCCGGCTGCGGCATGAACACGACGGCTGCCGTCCGGGCTGCCGGACACTCGAACATGAGGAGCACACCATGACCGTTGCGCCGACACCCGACCCTACGCCTGATCCCACGCCCACGCCAGACCCGGAGCCGACGCCACCGGAGTTCCAGCCGATCACGTCGCAGGCGGATTTCGACCGGATGGTGCAGCAGCGGATCGCCCGGGTGAAGGCGACGCCGCCGGCCGACTACGAAGACCTGAAAGCTCGGGCCGCGAGGCTCGACGAGCTCGAGGCGGCCAGCCTGTCCGACCTCGAGAGGGAGCGGGCGCGCGCCGAGAAGGCGGAGGAGCGCGCGAACACGATCGAGGCCGAAGCGAAGGAGACACGGCTGCGTGCCGCGCTCGTCACTGAGGCCGCGAAGCCCGGCCGGAACGTCGTCGACATCGACGCGGCGATCGCGCTCCTCGACAGGGACGCGCTCGAGCTCGACGCAGACGGCAACCCGACCAACGTCGCTTCGGCGATGGACTCACTCCTGAAGGCGAAGCCGTTCCTGGTCGCTGCAGATGGAGGCGCAGACCTGGGAGCCCGCGACCCCGGTGGCATCAAGCAGGTCACCGAGGCCGAGCTCAAGACCATGACGCCCGAGCAGATCGACAAGGCGCACCGCGAAGGTCGCCTCGTGAAGGTGCTCGCGGCATGACCCGAAGGAGTAAATGATGGCTGTAGACGGATTCCGGCCAGAGATCTGGTCGGCAAAGATCCTCGTGGCGCTCCGCAACAAGCTCGTGTACGCGAGCCTGTGCAACCGCGACCACGAGAACGAGATCCAGAGCGCGGGCGACACCGTGCACATCACGTCGATCGGCGAGGTCGCAACACGGGCCTACACCGAGCTGACGTCGATCTCGTGGGACGAGGTCGCGGACACGCAGGTCGATCTCCTGATCGACCAGAAGCGGTACTTCGCGATCAAGGTCGACGACGTCGAGAAGAAGCAGGCGCTCCCGTTCCTCGACGAAGCGACGCGCAGCGCCGCCTACGGCCTCGCTGACAACGCGGACGCGGTCGTGTCGGCCGCGATGTACGCGGCCGTGAACGGCACCGGCAACGACTACGGCGCGTTCGTCGCCGACAAGTCGGACAAGAACGCGTACGAGCTGCTCGTCGAGCTCTCCACGATCCTCGACCGGGACAACGTCCCCGACGACGGCCGCTGGGTCGTCGTGCCGCCCGAGATCTACGCGGTCCTGAAGCTCGACAACCGCTTCATCGACGCGTCCGCGTCGGCGGACGCGGGCACGGCCCTCCGGAACGGCTTCATCGGGATGGCGGCCGGGTTCACGGTTCACAAGTCGAACCAGACGCCCGACCCGACGTCCGGCACGTACGCGGTGCTCGCCGGCCATCCGATCGCGACGGCGTACGCCGACCAGATCCTCGAGACCGAGGCGATCCGGCTTCAGGACTTCTTCGGCGACGGCGTGCGCGGTCTGCACGTCTTCGGCCGCAAGGTCGTGCGGCCCGAGGCCCTCGCGATGGCGTCCGTGACGGTGCAGGCCTAGCACCTGATGCGGCTCTGCCTCATCAGCCCCGCGTGGCGTCGCTACGACGTCACGCGGGTCGTCCTCGCTCAGCGAGCACACCTTGCCGGTG